TAATTCACACCTGTCCCTCCACCACCGAATGATACTCGATAGCCTGTGAGTATCGGAGAAATCCGACCACTCGCACGCAACGCACCCGTGCGAACCGGGGCTCGACGGCTGGCATCAGCGAGAATTCGAACTGCCACATTTCGGAGTTTCTTGTTGAGAGCCGTTGGCATTTTCTTGGCCGCTCGCCTCATCTTGGCCGCATATCGAGAAGCATTACTTGTCGCCTTTATGCCGAAGAATCCGACCATTACTCATCACACCTCTTCTCGCACATTGACCTCGCTATTGCGACAGCCTGTGCGGACTCCATCGTGGGGTCTTCGGCCATGATTGAACCAATCTTTCGACTGACGCATTCGTCATATAATTCTCCGGGCTTCCGGCAGGGCGGGTCAAACTCGTCGTCGGGACCCTTGGACTTAGATGATTGAGGGTGGCCTTTCGGTAGTAGGTCTGTGTCGTGCTTGCCTCCACGGAATCTTCCGTTCCTCAAACAATAGAGAAAAGAGTTCACTCTCGCATAGGCCCATTGTTCGGGACTGTTCACGCTTGGACGCACCGAGCCCGGATTGGAATTGTAGGCCCCCACACCGCGCTCGAAAACGGCAACGAGAGTTCTCGTCGTGGTTCTCTTCGAAGCAACATTCCCAACATCGGCGTTGTGATTCTCAGCCTTCTCCTTGAGCGTGCTTCTAACCGCCGCCGAGACATCATACTCTCTCTTCATTAGACAACCTCGGGTTCACTTCTCGAGCGTAGCATCGCAACACGCACAGGGACTATTCTGTCTGAGCGAGAGTAGGTTCCGTTCTCGTTGTCAATATACACACGCACACGAGCCACTTGATTATCCGGTTCGGCAGAGATGGTGTTAGTTCCTCCCGTCGATGTGACGACCGGGTATTCTCCTTGGCTCGCTACTGATTCGACTTTGCCGACATACGGGCCTTTGTCTGTGGACCATCCCACCCAATCGCCGGACGATAGTGAGCCCTGTTCGGCGTAGGACCTGTCATCCTCGGCCTCGAATGTTCTTCGGAGTTTGCGTGACCACGATAGGCCGGGGCGTCCACCCCATAGAAGAGCGGCGACCCATGCTGGGCTATCCTTGGGCTCATCGAGGAATCTCGCATTCCTTCCCCACCATCGAATCATCTTCCTCGCCTTGGCGATTGTGATTGGAGTTCCACGAACGATTGCCTTCGCTTCCCGGACTGTTGCTCCTTCTAACCCGGAACCACTCAGTCCATCCTCGTGAAGTTTCAATCCTGTTCGGCACGCATCACGAACTCCCTGCGGGGGAGTCAATTGTTGTCGGGTCGGAGTTTTCTTCGTTCGAGTTTTTTTCTTCGTAGGCATCGGAACTTCCGGGACTATCGGCTCCGATACGGTCGGAGTTTCACCTGCTGGTGGAACATACGGAATCAGAGTGCAACGACAGTTCGGATGAGCGGGCAAAATTCCGGAAGCCTCGGAGATGTCATAGATTGCATCGCCGAATGGCAAACACAAATCCTTGTCAGTCTGAGTATCGACCTCGACCAATCTTTGCATGAATCGAATGCCTGCTTTACGCACGCCCGATATGTGAGCGGTCTCGACGACACGCCGAGTTTCAGTTCTCGCTATGCGCGTATAGAATCCCTTGGGGTATCGGTCTCCGTTGGGGTCGATTCGTCTCTTCATCTCGCTCGCCGCCCAGCCCCAATTGCGTCCGGTCGTGGTCATGGTTTGGAAAACACCGATGACTCTCTCACGGAATCCGTTGAGTGTGTTGCGAAGCGCAGGTAATTGCCATCGCCTCTGCCAATACGAAAGGAGAGCGGTATCGGTTGAGTCTAATGCGATTGACACAGCCGTGCTGGCCGACACGAGTCCGAGAGTGGATTCGTAGCCAGCGAGTGTCTCGACGCCGATGACCGCTAACTGCTGGTCCAGCAAATTCTCGATTTCCGAGTCCAGCAGTCTGATTGACCAATCTAAGTCAGAAGCGGAGATGTCCTTTCCGACCATGACTTCGCCATCCCGGAATCGGGAACCATACTGCTCGAGTAGCCTGTCGGAGAACTGCTGATGTTCGTTGGTGAATAGTTCAATCATAGATACGGCTCGTTCCTCTTCCAAATCCTCGAACTCGGTTTGCTTCTCAACACGCTTACTTGCGATTGTTAAGAAATCTTCCTCAGAAATATCAACCTCGAATTCCTCGATGAACCACGGAGATTCGCCAGCGGCTTCTCCTGTGCCAGCGGGCGGGGCTATCGAGGGGAATAGGTCGAGAAGATTCAGTTCACTTGGCAAATTCGAACTCGATTCGTCGTCATCTTCTGACGCATCTTCATCCGGAACATCGGAATCATCGAGCGCACCGGGCTGGTTGATTTGCAGTTTGGGTGAGATGAAGAATGGGTTGTCGGCTTCGTTGATGTCAAGACGCTCAAGACCGAGAACGCTTCTCGCCTCGTTGATACTGATTGTTGATTCTTGACGGAGAGTGGAGATTGCATTCGCATTCGAATTGAATGTCTCGGCTCTCACTTGGTCTTGCTTCGGTCGAATGCTGATGAATTCGAAAACCCAATCATCAATCCCGAGTAGGGGGAGAATGTTGTTGTTAATTACAGACGATACTCTCTGATGATAGCCCTCGACCACATCATACCATGCGTCTAACTGTTGCTCCGGGTTTGCTAACTTCCCGGTCTGAACCCATCCTAACTTCATCGGTGGAATACCGAACACAGCGCATATCTCTTCCCTGTAGTAATAGAGCAGGTCTAACTGAGCGCCTTCTCGGGTGGAGTCAATGAGCCTGTGCATATTGAATCCGGAACCACCGTTGATTGCGATAAGGCCGAACGGAGATTGACCGCCGGACAATTGTTGCTCGATGAGACCGAGCATCGCTTTCATCTCAGCGTTGGAAATGTCACCGACATTCAGAATCGTCTTCGGGAGAGTTCCTGTGTAAAGTGCGTTGAGATAATTCGAGAGGTTCAATTGACCTGTGATAACTTCGAGAAGGGGGATGAGTGGGCTTGACCCATATCCTCGACCCTGTTTGAACTTCGCAATATGGAGAACTTTGTCTCGACTGAACTTCCGGACTTTCTTGTTGATTGTCTGAACATAAGCCATGTTTGGCGGCGCTGGTAATTGCGGACCGGGAACTATCTTGACGGTATCAGCCTCGATAGGCCATATCGCTCTGAGTTCTCCACCGAAATTCCATTCCTCATTATTGTCTCCACCACTTCGGTCTTCGGTTCCATCGAGTTCGAGATATGCGTCGCCGAACAGAATCAAATCGAAGAGCATGGTCTCCAACCATTCGTCGCCCATGTCATCCGGGTTCGGGCGCTTGAAGAAAGCACGGGCCTTCTCTAATTGAGCGGATTCACCTTCCTCCTTCCCATCAGCGAGTTTGAAATGATAGCCGTTCGATAGAGTGTCATCGACGGCCCTTCGGAGAATCGCATTCACGACTTCCGATTTGTTGGCGATAGTTCGGAGCAGAGAATAATCGACGGGAGTCGCCGCTCCCTGCTTCTTCTGATACCCGCTCGTTTGCGCCTGTATCTTTGATAGAGAGGCGAGGTCCTTGCCGTCCCAATCGAGAGAACGATTGACGACATCGTTGAGCCTCTGAACATCAGCAGGGTCCGCTCGCCTTCTCAGCAAGCGGTCAAGAATGCCTCTATTCCTTTCGGCCATTGTTATATTGAGAACCCGGGTTGGTTATTCAGCCTATTGGATGATTACATTTGGGAGGCAACACCCAATGACGCCATAAGAGCGGCCACCATGACGGAGACTGCCTTTTGCACATATCCACGAATGAAGTCTTTGACATCTTCGTTGAATGCCTCTAACTGACCGACCTTCTCGTTCATCACGGCGATGTCAGTTTGCATCTTTGAGATGTCCTTCTCGATATGGTGAAGATGGTTATCTCGGAGTGTAGCCATTTCCTGTCGAATGAGTCTTATCTCATCGAGGACATCGCTCACTTCAAGCCCGCCTTGACCTTATCCTTTGCATCGTCAATGGCGTCAGCGACCTTGTCCTTTACACCCTCGAGTTCGCCCTTGACTTCCGGGTCGAGTTCTTCCTCCACGGCTTCTGCCGCTTCCTTGATTTCCTTCACCTTCTCTTCGGCTTCTTCGACAGCGTCAAGAACTTCGCTGAGGCTTATCTTGCCATCAGCCGACATCTGAGCGTATTTCCTAAGTCCCCAAACCGCACCAGCGGCGAGGGCTGTTCCGAGTGCTATCCATAGTTCGAGACCAACACCTAAAATTTCCATGATTTAGCCCCCCTCACTTTATGGTTAATATCACTTACCGCCCTTCTTTGCAGGGACCTTTGGCATTTCATTACCATGTGCATGAGCCTGCGCTCTCTCTTCCAACATCTGTCGGTGAGTCATTTCGGCCTTTGCTAATTCCATAGCGTGTCCGGACTCTGCCCTTGCCTTCTCGATGTCGAGTTCGAGACGAGATGGAAGAACATTCAGTTCCGCTACCTGCTCTGCTTTCCATGTCTCCAATATCGAATTGATAAACAGAAGCGCTGGGCCTCCGATTATCGCAATCAACGAGACATAGAAGTCGAGGTCTTGAGAGACCGTCCCCGAGTCATCATTGATTCCCATGTATATCACATAACAGGCGAATGTCAGCCATGCGAGAACGAGCGGGACCGCTACGAACAGCATGAGATAATTATTGAACGCCCTGTCCGATGCACCCTTGCTCATACTTGAACCGCTTGAGGTGGGGGTTTATCACGGAAGTGCTTCAAGCCCCAAAGGTGCGTATCTCAAACCCTTCACCTTCGTCAGCAAAGTCAGCGGCGATTCTTGCATAGATGAGAGCGTGGAGAGCGTGGTCGTCTCCGTCCCGTCCATATTTCGTCAATTGTTGCCCTCGAATGGGGCGGTTTGAGTTCATATCTGTCTCTTCTGACGAATTCAAAGCACAGAACTCATCGAGGACCCACGAGAGGGAGTCGTTCTTCCACGGTAGCGAATGCTCGCCCTGCTTGATAGCCTCAAGCGTCTGTTCGATGTATGTTGTCCTATCCACCACTACCATGTAAATGAGGTTCCTGTTGTTGTCCCTGCGCTTGTATTCGTATGGTGTGAGGGGCCGAGATGAATAGTAGCACGACTTCACTCGTTCCCCGAATTCATTCTGTAGTTCACGGACCTGTCGGGCTCCGTAGCCAATATCGCAAACGACCTGCGTTGCGTTGTATCTGAGAATCATCTCCTTGATGACCTCGACCTCATCTTCCTCATCCCGGGAATCGACTTTCATCGCATTCAGAATCTCTCCATTTTCCGGATTCATCACGACGACCGTTGTCTCCCGACCCCAATCAATTCCCATCACCGAGTTTCCGGGCGGTGATACTGCA